CAGTCCCTAAAGCCACAGCAGAAGGAGAGCGCATGGTGGGCTATGGTGGATTTTCCGCCACCCAGTGGAGAATAAGCTACCGCCTACCCATGCGCTCCCAATTAAAAAGCAAAAAGCACCCCAGCAACCGCCACCCGCTCCACCAGTTTGAGCCTGCTCACAGAATGCCCCTAGATTGCGCCACGTTGGCTCTACAGCCACGAAATGAGCCAACTAAGGCTTCCACCCCTAAAAGCACTATCAAACGCTCTACGGGGCAATTGAAACGTTAAAATGGGCAAATGGCTTTTTAGGGTAGCTTTTGGGTGCTTACAGAAAAAGATTTTGTTCGCGAAGCACCCCCCGCCACGCCGTCCCGCTTCCCCGACTTAAGCCCAATCACAGAATGCCCCTAGATTGCGCTACGTTGGCTCTACAGCCTCTGAAAGGGGCAGGTAAGGCTCCCACCCTTAAAGGCACTATCAAACGCTCTACGGCTTTGCTGAAACGGTTAATGGGGTAAATTGTGCTTAGCGGTGTTTTGGGTGTATTTCGGCTCTCTTGACTTTTTTTCTGGAAACTGGTATTTCTCAGTGGAACAAAATCGCGGAACTTGGCGTATAATAGTTGTGGAGAACCAAGCGAAGGAAAGGAGCGTGAGTAGCGATGCGCTGGATAATCACGGATGTGAACTTTAAGGAGCATTTGCGCAGGCTCAGAACGAACAGAGAGGGCATCCTGCGCTTCGTAGCCAAGACGCGGAAGGGCGAAGAGGTGGTCGTTGCGCCGAGTTTAGAGGCGTTTCGTTTGGTTTCTACTGGTGAAATAGATGTTCTCTCTGAGCCGTTATGGCGCATGTTTGCACCCGACCAGTGGTGCTTGGTGCAGAAGTTACTGTTCTCTCTGTTGGACAACGTAACTTTCGTCGTAACCACGAACGACCTGATGATTGTTCCACCAGAGAACGTCATTGAGGACAGCCCTGCCAACTGGGCAGTCTGCTACGAGAAGAACGTCATACTCATCATAGAGGGGGTAGATTGGAAATGAAGCGACTAAAAATCACGAGAGAGGCAGTCCTTAACAACCCAAGCGGATACGTTCGCTATCTTCAGGGATTGCCGTTCGTTCATACCGTTTTCCGTTGCGTTAACAAGGTTCCGTTGTTCCCCAACTGGGCAACGGAGAGCGATAACGAGGAGCTGATGGCGGAACACCTGCGCAACGGCGGACAACTCGGCATTTCGTTAAAGTCGGGTTGGGTGGTCGTAGACATTGACGCCAACGCCGACGCCAAGAGGCTGGTGCAGGTCTATCCGTTCGTGTTCAAGACCGTTCGCGGATGCCACCTTCTATTCAAGCAACCGAAGTGGGCTAACCTGAAGTGCGAAACGAAGGTGGAGACCGTTAGCGGATACAGTGTTGATTACAAGCTGTTACGACCCAACCGAAAGGGTGTCTACATCATTGCACCCTGCACTGAGGACGGACGCGATTTTGCCTTCATGCCGAAGGACGAAGCCGACGTCCCGTTGCTCCCTTTGGAGTTTTATTTGCGGAAAAAACACGAGTTTCCTGTCAGTGAGGGTCAGCGAAACGATACTTTGTTCCGCATCATGCGTCAGTGCAGGCTCTTCATGAGGGAACACCCTGAGGTCTCAGAGAAGGAGTATCGCGGTTGCGGACTACGGCTGAACATGCTCTTGTCCGACCCGCTACCTGAGACCGAAATCGTGAACCTGATAGAAAACGCCATGACGTTACCTGACGAGGACGGCTTTGAGGAGACTTTGCGTATGTTGGAGACCGCCACAACAGAAGAGAAAGAGAACCCTTTCTTGAACCTGAGGGCACTGAAGGATATAGAGGGCGTTTCGCGTCCCTATTTTTGGGAAGGCGTCTGCAGAAGAGGCGACGTCGTTCTCCTTAGTGGCGCACCCAAGTCAGGCAAAAGCACCTTTGTCAGGTCTTTGGCTCTTTCTACGGTGAACGAAACGAAGTGGTTCGGGAACATTCAGCAGGGCACTGTTTTATGGTATGCCCTAGAGGAGTATGCCGTTGACATTCGGGACATGGCTTTGGTGGCTACCGAAAGATACGGACTGAAGACAGATGACATTTTCGTCGTAGAAGCCAACCCTGCCGATAGCAACGACCCCGTAGCCGACTTTATAGAGGCGTTGCGGTTGCACTGTCAAAAGACAAACCCCGCTTTGGTCATCGTAGACACCGTCGGACGCCTTATGGGCGGTGTAGACATAAATGACTACATCAGCGTAGGCAGGTTCATAGAAGCCATTCGGTTCGCCGTTCGCGATATACCTTCACAGCCTGTCATTCTGTTGGTTCATCACACCAATAAATCACTAGAGCGCAGTCCGCTTGGTTCTCAGGCTTTTCAGGGTTCCTGTGATGTTCTCATCACCTTAGAGCGTTCGGGTAGCGAAACGTCGTTTACCGCCATAGGACGCGGAACGCTTCCCAAGTATATGGAGAAGACGCCTCTCTACTACGACATGGGCGTTTTGCGGAAGGACACCGCCGTTCCTCAGGGCGTCGCCAAGCTAATCCGCCTAATTCACGAACGGAAGCTGAACAACGCGGAGCAGGTGATGAATTACGGCAAAGGCGCATTCAAGGCAGACCTGCGCCGTATGTTCCGCATGGGTCTCCTCTACGAGGACGGCGACAAGATTTACACCAACCCCAGCCATCGGCTACTGGAGAAGTATTTGGGTGAACCAGAGGACGACCCAGCAGAAATGCAGGGCGTTTTCGCGTCCGCCATTGACGAACCCCCAGAGGCTGTGGTAGAATATGCTTCGGAGCCGACGGAACCCGACACAGAACCCGTCATAGAACCAGAAGCGACCCCCGACGCTGGGGGTGAAACTGAGACGGAAGGAGAAGAGGACGACATGATGCTCAAGCAACTAAAGGAACGCGGATGGGTCTTTCTTGAGGACGTAGACCCGTTCTGCAATGACGTCTACAGAGAGACGAGAGACCATGCTTTCGCGTCCTCAAAGACGCCTGAAGAGGCGTTGGAGAAGCTGAAGGGCGAAGGACGCGACCCCGATTTGGTGGAGCGACTAAACATGGCTTACACCGTGTTCAAACAGCCGTTGCGTGGGGAGCTGTTTGACGCCAATTGGGGCGCACCAGTGGCGTTCCTGCCGACCTATGTTGGCGGAGTGCCGAGATGGGTAGTCTTCTTGGCTCCGCCACATGTTGATTTGAGACCGTTGATTTCTCAGGGCAGGAACGCCGTTCGGAAGGGTCAGCCGTTCTTTGTGGAGAGGCAACAGCCGACACATGCTAACACCTGAGCAGAGGGATAAGTTAATAAAGTGGTTTTCAGAGGGACGTAGCACCGAGTTTATCATCGGTCAGCTACGAATGGAAGGCGTTTTCTTGACGCCTTCCGACGTCCTTCGTTTGCATGACCAGTATAGCGAAGAGGTGGAAGCCTCTCTGCGCTATGTCAATAGGGTGTCTTGGAGCCATTTGCTGAACAGGACGCTTGGGGTTCTTGACGTCATACAGGAGAGCCTGAACCCGAAGCGTCCTGATGCAGTGGTTACGGCTCTCAGGCTGATAGCCGAAATCCTGAAGCTTCGGAACACGTCAGAAGAGGAGCGGAGACGAATGGAAGAGGACATCGCGATGCGATTGAGAATGTTAGATGAGCGTGGCGAAGAGATAGCGGAGCTTCAGAAACTCGGCATTGTCAGGTTCAGGGAGATGGAGCTGGTCTCAGATGAGTAGCGAAAGACAACCGCCGATTGTCAGTGTGGGCGATATTACGAAGAAGCCTTATCTTTTCGTCATTCCGCCGAACGAAAAGATTTTGCAGTTTTGGAAAAGCCCAGCAAAGTATAAGGTGCTGTTGGGCGGTAACCGTAGCGGAAAGACCGAGAACTGCGCCGTTGAGGTCATTTGGCATTTGCTGGGCGAACACCCCTTCATAAAGGTTCCAGAGCCACCAGTTAGGTGGCGTGTCCATTTGGTGAACTATACAAAGGTAAAGGAAGTCATAGAGGAAAAGTTTGCCAAGTATTTGCCACAGCAAAGCCTATGGGGAGGCTCTTGGCGCACCGCTTACAATCAGCGTTACAACTATCTCAGACTGAAGAACGGCTCAACTGTAACTTTTACGACGCAGAGGCACAGCATAAGAGAACTAGAGGGAGCTTCGCTTCACGGCATTTGGATTGACGAGGAGTGCCCTGAAGAGCAATTCAGGGCGATGCGGTTCCGACTATTAGACACGAACGGAAAAATCCTCGTGTCAGCGACGCCGATAGACGGCATTACTTGGCTTTATGAGCTGTTGGAACGAAGTAAGGACGACCCGAACTATTTTGTGCAACAGGTGTCGGTCTACGAAAACAGGTATATTGACAAGGACGTCATCGCCGATTTAGAAAAAGTCGTTACAGACCAAGAACGCGACATACGTTTATACGGCAAAATGCTCAATCAATCTAGGCGGGTTTACGGCGGGTTTGACGAGACGCGACACGTTGTGGACATCACAGCGTCTCCGCCACCAAATGCGCTCTGGGCTGTGGGATTGGACTGGGGTTGGCGACACAACAGCGCATTGGTCTATGCTTGTAAGTTAGACGACATCGTCTATGTGGTGGACGAGTATATCATGAAGGGCATTCCCTTAGCGGGTTTAGGGGACGAAATCATCTCATGGTGCTTGGACGCAGGTATTCCGCCGTCAAAGATGCGTGTTGTTTACGATGCCCAATTGAAAGCCATTGACACGAACGGTCAGCCCATGATAAAATCACTTACAGCTTCCCAGCCGTTGAGGCTCATTCCGTCAACGAAGCGTGAGGAGAGCGTTGCGGTAGTCAACGAGATGATGAGACAGGACAAGATTTACATCAGCGAAAGCTGTTCGGGGCTGATTGACGGACTGAAGCATTTCTACTATAGAAACAGCACTAGAGCCATGTCAGAGGACGAACGGAAGGACATCTGCGACGCTTTCAGATACGTGGCGTATTATTTAAGAATGATTGATTACGATGAATATGAAGAAGAGGACGACGGCTTTTTTGGTTCGTCGTCGGGGGTAACAAAGATAATGGACGCCATACTAGAGAAACGTGGCGGGAGCAGAGGCAACCCCTATTTGAGAAAGAGGTGATAGCCATGTTCCTGA